CCGATCCTCATCCACAGCAGCGGGGCAGATATATACCGTGTCGGGATCTATGCCGTAGAAGTTAACAAGCATCAGTGCGGTCCGCAGGGTTCTAGCGATATACCCCGCAACAGGAGCTCGGACCACCTTCTTGGTAATATCGCGGTTCACCCTCATCGCGAAGTCTTCGATATTATCCCAGACCGTCACGAAAGTACGCTCAGGATACAGGTCCACAATGTGAGCTGACCAGTCGTGGTAAAGCTCTGCCACATCGTAAACATCAAGATCATCAGGAACCTGATCGATATGATTATACTGAGCATAGGGAAGAACCGCTTCCCCGATATTATCCTGACTCCCATACATAGCTGCACCTTCCACAGCCTGGAAGGTCATCGCGTCAGACGGGTTTGCGAACGCGTCCCTTATTATCCCCACTTTCATTTTTCCTCCCGGAAAGTACCTCTTGCACCTGCTCTACTAGCTCATCTAGGGCTTTACCATTCGGATATTTCTGCTTACGACCGTCTATGATAATGTGAATCTCACCGCCCTGTGCACGAACATCAAAAAGGTTCTCCACATCCTCAGCCTTGCGGAAAACGGTCTCGGGATCATCGTCTATCCCCAATTCCCCCGCAATCGTCAAGAAGACTGGACCCTCTCGTACTGTTACGAAAACTTTCGTCATCAGTAACTCACCATAACCCCTTCAACATCCTTAACTAGGTAAGGGTCCCACCTTTGGTGGAACCGAACTGAGTTGGCGCGGAAATGAGGACTCCCCCCCTGCTGGCCGACGGAGTGTTGGAGAACCGATTCCGGAACGTACCAAGTTGAGTAGCCAAACGACTTCGCTCGGAGGCAGAAATCGACGTCCTCGAAATAGCCTCCTTGGAAACTCTCATCAAATCCTTGAAGGTCAGCGAAGAGACTCCCACGAACGGCGAATACAGCTCCAGTTGTCCATGAGACCTTTTCAGGTCCTCGGTTCGCCAGCTTATAGTTGGCTCTCCAACCGAGATACCGGTGGAAGGGACCGAAATTCGCATCGAAGAGACCTCCACAGGATTGGAGGAGTCCATCCTCAAAGATAAGTTTAGGACCCGCAATGCCCACCTCAGGATTATTGAAGACGTCCACCAAAGGAGGGAGCCAACCAGGTTCAGCAAGAATATCCGCATTCGAGAAGATGACAACCAGATCATCTAATACCCCCGGTAGCAGAGAAGGGACCACCTGCTTCATCGCCTTGTTCAGGCTCGCTCCGTAGCTCCCCTGGTTTGTCGGGTGCCGAATCACTTGTAAAACTGGGCCCTGGTACAGGGTGCTGTAGTTTACCTCCTGGCTGTGATCGTCCACCAGAATCAAATCCGCCATCGGCGGTGATTGCACTACGGTCTTCACGTATGCTTCCATGCATTTCCTGGTCTCCAGCTCGTGGTTGTAAGCTGCTACTAAGATCAGAACTGGGCGCCCCCGGGGGTAACGCGGACTCCCCGGATGCTGAACCGCTATTGGTTCCGGTGGCTTCTGGATTGACTGGAGCGGGCCTCTGGAAGGGGCCAAGATGATAGTCCTCCCCGTGTACTTCTCGAATTACTTCTTCAACCTGGTCGGCTGCTCGATCCCAGGTTCGTCTAATCGCCCAACGAAAACCTTCCTCAGCGATCGCCGCCAACTCACCAGGTCTCTTATATAGGTCGTTGACCCGATCAGCCAACCAGGGAATATCCGGATGTTTATCCATCGCCCCACCCCACGTTCCATATGTGGTATATGGGAGGACAGGTACGAGTATTCCTCTCCCGTCTTGACAGATTTCGGTACCAGAGCAATAGTCTTGCGCGGCAGTCGGAATCTTACACGCCATAGCCTCAATATGAGGGAGGCCAAACCCTTCACGGAACGCGAGCACACTATGAAAATCGAGTAGACAATAACGATCCCTAAGACTTCCAAGTCCAGCCTTAATGAGATCATCTTTGAATCGAATTCTTTCCAGTGGAACATCCAAGTCACCCATGAGCTGGACAAGATCCCAACCACCGGCCGATACCCTTTCCATGTCCAAGACAAGATAAGCTTCTTTATTACAGGCGAATTCCCGGAAGGCGATTACCGTACCAGGAATGTTTTTGCGACCTTGATTCATCGCCATCATACCCCACACGAAAGCATCTTTCGGTAGGTTGGCTAGTTGTCGGAGATTATCCCGCTCCTCCCGTTCAGCGGGATAGAACTCATTACGATTAATGCCTGGCTCCAGCAGGTGGGCTTTCACCCCCCGGTCAGCCAGGGCCTTAACACCAAACTCGGAGATAACCAAGATTCCATCAGCGTGGTCCTTAGCTGTCTGGATCCACGTCTCAGGAATCGGCACCCCGTCAATCGGCGTGACTATTATCCACTTGCGTTTACTGAAGTCGATCTTCGTACCTTGGTACAATTGAACGTGATAGGGAAAGTCCTGAATTGAAATCAGGGTATCCCATATCTGTCCAGGAGCAGGCTGGATCCCCTCCAGCATGTTGAACGCATAGGAGAAGATATCCCTCCCTGCCAACCCGGCTACGTGGAACGGTAACTCATGAGGTGCAGCGCTGTCATATTGCACAGATGCCGCTGTGGTTACATGTCCCCGTTGCATTAACCTTGTAAAGACCTCATTCCCAATACGGCCAAAACCGCTCGGGATAACGAAGTCTCCAAACCCAAAAACGTTGATAGCTGCCTCCCTTTAGAAATTACCTCCGGTGATGGTACGATTGATTATGTACCTATTATAGACTCCGGAAGCTCCCATCTGAATCGACTGAGGTCCACCCTCTATCTCGTACATATCCCCATTCCAACTAATCCGATCGATGTGTCTCAACCGCTCCTGACAATAGATGGAAATACTACCCTGTAGCTGCTGACCTCCCGGCAATTGCACCTCCGCCTCCGTGTACCACGATGGAATAATCGTGGTGAGTCCCGTCGCATAACTCGGCGTTCTTCCAATACCTAAAGCTTCTTGTGTCGCGACCCCAGATAATGCAGTGCGAGTGAACACCTGAGCTGTCTGCCCAATCGAGTCCCACACTTGTCTGGATGCACGCGACATCTGGCGTCTCTGCTGTGCCCCTATCCCTACCACTAGTCAAAATTCTCTTGCTGCACGGACCATGATTCCAAGCCCCCCGCTGTGACTGTATCCTCTCTCAAAGCATTGTCAATCATTTCCCGAAGTTTTTCAAGGTTACGAAAGATGAAGCTCTGGTCGATATCGTGTCCCCCGGCCGCTGACCACTTAAACATCTTCTGAGCGTCCATCATGAGGACTTCAACAACATCACGCCACGGTGCATAGAAATCGGCATTCGAAGGGGTTGTTGACCCCGACCCGGTGATACTGTGATCATCGAGGATGTTATCAATCTCGGTATCTGTAAAGACTGTGGTTGTCCAATCCATTTCCCCGAAGGTACCAGCCACAGGGGCTACCCCGAAGATAACCTTCCCGGTGTCGTCACTGAGATTGTACTGGTTGGCTTCCGGAGTAGCATCCTGCGTGTAGGTAGTTCCCCCGACTATTATTGTCTCACTAGCCGCTACCACAGGTATTGAGTCTAGGAAGTAGATCGTCTTGCTTCCGTCCCCCACAAAAGTTTGCTGGACTGGGACAGCTTTGTCCTGGATCCTTAGTCTAAACTCATCCCTAGTTGCCATTAATTCCAAACACTACAAAGAGTACGATCTGGGAGATCATACACACGATCGTACCAAGAAAGAGTACCGTCAACATCCAAAGACGACGTTCCACTTTACTAGTGAAAGCATACAAGTGTTCCACATGATTGTTGAGGAACTTTTGGTGAGCTTCGAATAGTTTCTCTAAGCCTTCAACGTTCGCTCGTGCAACGGGATCTACCGGGCTCATTACCCGCCGCCAACAAAGCTAGCAATACAAGTAAGACTAGCCGTGATATCTCCTGCACTATTCCACACCGAGCCTGGTCGCATGTACGGGTAAACTCCTGTCGCATGGATAATCGCGGTGACGCCTGCGTTAATTGCAGTCGCAGCAGAGTATGCCGTGAAATCCACGTTATTCATACTGTACTCAATTACTGCAGAACTACGCTCGCCGCTGGAGGCAAACATAAACGAACCTTGACTAGCAAACCTAGTTTCCGCAGCACTGCCCGCCCCTGAGGCAAGTGCCGAGTCTAGGCCAGTCCACGTAGGATAGCCTAAACGAAGTCCCATAAATTTCTCCTAGTTGGTTAAGGGAGGTACCACCACGGGGGGAGGCTCCCATGGCAGTACCTCCCAAATTAACCGTGGTTTACCGAATCTCAGGTCCGGTTGTGTCGTCGCTGAAGAATGCGTACTTTTGATTCCACATTCCTACGCCGAACCAAACTCGAGCTCGATAGCGAATCTTGTCGTAGAGGATGTAACCCCCATGACTCGAAGATCCAATCTCTTCATTCAAGAGCTGAAGCGGCTCTACTTCGAACATCTTGACGGCTTTCTTAGCAGTCGTCAAAATCCACTCGTAGGCCCCCAACTTCGGAGACATGAAGCGATTCGGGATTAGGTCAGCAAAAGCGTTAACCGTACCCTGGCCGAAGAGAACGGTACCAGCACCCGTCTGTAGGCCTTCTCCACCAAGCGTGATGCTCGGGGAGTTCAGCAGCTGCTTCACAGGGAACCAGAGCCGAGGCCCATAGATAATGGTGTCCGGTACGATACCGAGATACTTCCCGCTTCGCTGATCCTTCATCGTCGTGAGTACAGCCCACGCCGTTTCAAGACCGTGCGCGGAGAACCTTAACGTCTGAGTATTCGCACCAACGTCGTTATCGCCAGTGGTACTATTCAGAGTATAGTTACCCGCGGTAGCGAAGACACTAAAGACAGCATCCTCAATCGTCTCTTTAGCCGATTGCCCGAAATCAGTAACCTGATCAACCACATAGCCAAGCTTGTCAAACCTGATCATCTCCTCGGTAAGACCGAAGATAGCACCACGTTTAGCGTTGACTATCGACCGCTCAGGGTAAAGACCCGGAGTGGCGACCTCAGGATACGGAGCTCCCTCACCTACGATGGGGAAAGTACCCTGTCTCGCCTGTTCAATGATGTACTCTCGCTCATTATCCGAAGGTGAAACATTCACCAAGCTCGGATAAAGAGCCGGAGTCATATTATACTCACTGAACATGAGTCCTTGAAGACCGTTCCTCAACAGCGTAGGTAGCTCAGAAGAATTAACGGCTTCTTTGATAGAAAGTCGTTTACTCATTCTAACCACCACCTAACATTGCGAATTCTTGGCCCGGGAATATCTGGATATCCCACTGAGCCGTTGAACCGACCGACACTACTCTCACGATGCGCGCAACTCCGCTAGGAGCGCGAGCCGTGATACCTGACGCATCGTAGTGCTGGGGAGCAGTTAACCACTGCGCCGCCATACCCGTTGCACCGGTTTGGCCGATCATTCCAAAACCCGTCTTGTTCGGCAACACCGTGTAGCCCACAAGTGCACTCGCCGAGATCGCGGACATACCGCTTACCCGGAAAATACCCTGCGTAGCAATCGGAAGTGCCGTCTGCACCTGCTTATTACCCAGTACATCGAAATACGGGTTATTCGCAAGCGCGATACCAAGACCAGAGAGTCGATAATCAGCGTTTGCCGTAGTACGAGCAAGCACATAGTGCCCACTGCCAACTACCCAATCGCCCTTATTGATCTCCAGCGCGGTACCAGACGCATGACCTGGAATTACGCCGTCGGGGAACTGTTGATTACGCTGTTGAGCAGCGCTTGCTAGAGCCAATTGGCTCTCCTTTCATCAGTTACCCTAACTCTTTTTCGCCTCCGCCTCTGCCAACCTCTCCGCGTAAGTCTCAGGAGACTCACCCGGTTTGGATGGAATTTGACCTAGACCAAGCGGATCGGAGCTCTCGTCAAGATTTCCGTCCTTGTTACGGACATCATTCTCAACGCTCTTCCCATCGCCGGTAGCCTCAAGTGTAACCCCGGCAGCCTCGAACTGAGTCTTCGTATTCTTCGCATACTCTGCGAAGCTCGATTTAATCGACTCAGCCGTCTTTTCGGGGGTATCCTCGCTGATACCTTCGGCCGTCATCAACATATTTGGAAGTGCACTCTCACGAAGTTTTTCCGGGATACCCCGCTTCGCCAGTGCATCTGTCGCCCACTGCTTTACCTCACGTTCGGTAAGGTCCTTAGTGAGCACGTGTAAAGTACTGCCTTGTTCCTTGACCGCAACAGCGATCGGCTCAACGCCTTCCTTCACAGCTCTAGCTATTGCTTCAGCGGTCTTCTCCACTGAAGCTTCCATAATCTCTTTCATCTGCTCGGCAGATACGCCCATATTATCTTGATCTCCTTTTGAAGGGGTTTTCCACTCCTTCTTCCAAGCTTTAATCAAGTCCGGCCGTTCTGACTCTACCTGCTTCTTGGTAATATGTTTCACCAGACTTGATGTTAGGTCATTCTCGGCGGACTGTGTAAACACCTGATCGAAGCTACCACCCGCTGCAGCATGAGTTACCATGTCACAGGAGTGCGCCTCTAGAATTTGTTCACAGATGTCACCATCGCGGCCTTCGGCTTTGCCCTCTTTCCACTGTGCGATGCCTGTGATAGACAACGCAACAACAGGTTTAGAACTCCCCACGGAGGCCTTAATCAGGCTCCAGGCTTTGTCCTCACCTTCGAAGACGTGAAGAGTACCATGAATAGATCCGGAACCCTTCGCCTCCTGGAATGTGAGACCTTGGTAGTGCCCAAACATCTCCTGAACATCTCGTACCTTACTATCCCATACATCATGGTTGTAGTAAGCTCGAGCCCCTTCCCACAGCTGGGAAGCCTGTTCAAGTACTTTGCCTGGGTAAAATCTACCATTTAGACTCCAACCGGCCTGGACGAGTGTTACCCCCACCGTCCTAGCCTGTTCGTCTACTGAGCCTTCTAGAAACTGAACTTGCTCTAGAATTGCTCCGGTTTTCAGGGAAACCTCCAAATCTAAGGTTACTTAACCACATCCATGCCGAATTCCATCCGTACGATAGCGTGGCATTGATTGCACCGGGGTTGTATAGTGCCGTCTACCACAGAGCCGTATATGATGGTCCATCCGCAACGTGGGCATTTAATTTTGGGCAAGTCCCCCGGATTATCCTCCAGGATCGTTGTCCTAACAGGTCGGCCCCCCTTGAAGGGATCTTCGTCAACCCCTAAAGCATCAGACCTGTTTTGAGCGCTCATAATGAAGCTGTGCAACGTCGTCGTACTGAGTCTTGCATTCCATGCACATCAAGGAGCGTACCGATGGTTTGAGCTTCTTTAGCTCAATACCCTTCTTTCCTTCAATCGCCTCATGTACCTCCAGTACGTGAAACCGATTGATACGGCAGTTGGGACACAGATATCGGGCGGGAATAGTAATGGGGTCTCCGCCCTCAAAGACTACTCCATTGGAATTCTGCCCTGAGGTATCAGGCGAGTGCTCGTTCTTACTCGTTAACGGTGGCGCCTGGTCCTCGTCTTTGTCCGCTGGGTCCGCTATCAGCTCCTTTGTCTCGGTTACCTGGACCATAGATAGAATCCTCCTCCTGTCCTTTCGATTTTGCCATAGCTTTAGCTTGGTCTACTCTACGCTGCTCCTCCTGATAGTCATAACCCATCTTCGCAGACGCTGTCTCCGGACTAACCCAACCCAAATCCTGTGCGATTTCTAACGCATCAGCGAGGTTCTTTGGGTCATCGCTCTCTAATTCCGGATATAGAATCTCGAATGCATCAACTGCTTTAATCATCCTCCCTTTAGTACCATCCCCATTCTTTGTGGGGAAACTCATTTCCTCGCCTTCTGAGTCCTGGATCTGCACCATCTCAGTCAGGCGACCAACCTCAATAGCTGCTTCAATTACTCTACGAAATATAGGCTTCCACAATTGATTGGCAGCGATATCTTGGTAGTCAGCGAATTTCCTCAATACAGGTAGTTGCTGGGCGCGAGCGGTCGCCAGGTTCGCACTAGTACCATCAGAGAGGAAATACTCCGGCAGCTGGACACCGGTAGCGGCCATAACCTTCATCGCCCGGCCGTCGTCTTTGACGTTACCAGCATCCACCTTAGCGCTCTTGATCTCCCATTCTTCTTTATCAGAACTGACGATGACAGAGCCTGGAGGCGGCGGCTTCTTATAGACGTTCTTCTTGGCATTCACCTGCGCAGCTGTGGCGCCGGCCAATTGCACAGTCAAGAGAATAGCGGTCTTGAGTCGATTAATTCTCGCTCTATTCTCCAGCCAATCTTTATAAGCCCTTAACCACGGCAGGATTAGGAACAGGTCAGGTCTACCCCTCACCTCGTACGGTGCCCTGTTCGTCGCTATATATAGGAAATTATCCGCCGCCACATGGACCGTGGCCTTATTCTTCACTAAGACGTCCAGGTGATCTGTAGGATACCACTCCTTCTGCACGTCGTAGAACATGTGGTGCCGCTTAATTACAGGATGCGTAAAGATGTCACGAACAGCCCAGGGTGGGATAAACGTGATAGCCAGGTCACCTACTTCATTAACGTTTACAAAACGTACGAAAAGCTCTCCATCTTTCTGGAGAGCGTTCATTGACTCTTTCTCAACAGCCTCGAAGTCATTATCAGGGTTATCCATAAACCTCTGGATAATATCCCTGACCGCACGATTCTTATACGCCAGCCGCATTCCCTTACCCACAGTGAACTGCGTGGTAAACTTAACGGCGGCACCGGCGATAGGATTCCGTTCCCACGCCATGTGGGTGCTATCCAGGACTTTATCACGGGCCTGCATAGTCCACTCGTTCCTCGTCATGCGAGGATGAGGTAACCCCTGATACTCTTGCCGTGCATAGGGCTGGTCAAATGGCACCTCGAAGGAACTCGTGTCCCCGACACCTTCTATGAGAGTAGCGACTTCCTCCTCAAGTCGAGTTATGTTCGACTTCGAAGCGAGGCCAACCCGCTCTAGAAACCCCATGGATTATCTGACCATCCTATCTCGTCTTGTCTTACAAAATCTGGTCGATCGTCTGCTATGTCGTAGTTTACTCCGTCCTGGATCCCGGCCTGTGCCTGTACACTCTCTAATATTACTGAAGGAAAAAACTCATCCATTTCTTCCTGCGAGGCAATAACCTTCTTCTTAGTACTACGATGCTTTAGTTCCTCGTCTATCAGGTCCTGCCGTTTCTCCTTCAGTGCTCGGTCCTGGATCTCCATCAGCACTGCTGTGGGGTCTTTCTCCCCGTACATCCAGTCCCGAAGCTTATCCTGCAAATCGGTGAGGCTGACCATTATAGAGAATTGTGCCGTCCTTGTCCCACTGAACATCTAGTTTGCTGTCTACCGACGTCTCCCACCGCATCCAAATATCTCGCTGCTCCAAGGCCATAACATGGTCCTTGAGCGACTGGGAACTACCGCGAGTCAGCCATACTCCCCCCCGTCTGTAGGCCACCCATATCCCCGGAAACGTCTTGACCTGTGGCTGTTCACAGATGAACCGGGGCCTAACACCCTGAGATTTCTCTATATTGTCAAAAGTGGTCAAACACTCCAGCCAAACGGCCTTGTCCATTGACATTAGGGGCCACTAGGGGCCGTATAGAGGCTGAGATTTATATCAGTAAATGTCATTACATATCCTTAATTATTCTCGATGTCGTATGGACCCCTAAGGGCCACGGTACAGGCTGAACAGCCGCCGAAGCGACACCGTGGACCCTACGCATAACCCCGCCAATAGACTAGACTATAGCGGGGAGCAGTTACTCTGAGAACGCTTTCACTCTCCAAGACTTGACCCAGCTCTCACCCACTTTTTCTTCGATCAGATCACAGTTACAACAGTAACGCAGGCTGGCCCGCGTCAGCCGCCACTGATGTTCTTTGCAGGTCTTTTTTGTGCTCATACTTCCAATGGTATAGGTAGTGGGCTAGAGCCACAGCCCTGGCAGGACTGTCATTCAACTGACCAAGGGCAAAATTACAGTTAACGCAAAGAATGCCGCGAGGCTTACCAGTACGATGATCGTGATCCGTGTGGTACCCTTTACTCAGGTTCCCCTTACAGATATCACATCCCCCACCCATCCTTAACCTCTCCTGTACCTCCTCTAGTGTAAATCCCCGTTTCCGTAGAACACTCCGCTTGTTCAACAGCCGCCGCCTCCCCCGATAATCTGGGTCCGTTCTATACCTCTCCCGAATTCTCGCATTATAGCAGGGATTACAGACCTTCCTCGTACCTGAAAATTTGCTTATAGGTTTCTCATACCCACAAACCTTACAGAGGTGCAGAGTAGCAGACCTCCAAAACATATAAGCCCCCCACTATCACAAGCAGGATTGCTGCGTAGCGAATCGTCTTCATTCAACAGTAGATCTCCACGAAAGTTGGGTACCGGGGAACTCTCAGTACGGAGCGTCCGAAAACATGTACTCAGGTTCCTCTACTATGAACCCCTCCACAGTGACTGCATCCCTGGCAGCCCACAGGGCCAAGACTACTGCATCAAATTTATCAGGTGAGTTTTGTCGCTCCTTCTTTCTACGGTCGGTCTCGTCTATTCTAAATCCGTGTTTGTCAACCTGGATCTTACCCCGCTGGGTGTAAGTGTAACGGACCTTAGATATCTGCCCAACGAGCTCTGGATCATCAGGGATGGCGATCTCCCCACGAATGAACGCACTTCTTGCGTTCCAATACATCTGTGAACCTAGGTTAAGGAAATGGTCACTGTCTTCAAAGTCCTCGAGGGGAGCAGAGCCAGCGTTACACGCCAGTACAGCGTAGCCATCCTCAAAGAGGCTATCCACGACCCCACCACCCAGGCCAGTGTCATCGACAGCCACCCGATCGATACCGTTTTGTTTAATAGTATCAATAGTCCTCCCCGCAGTCTGCGTCAACCGGGTCCGGCTGGTAGTTGTTATCGGGTCCCGGACCACGCCATTCTCTATTATGCACCAAGCGCTCTTGTGCGCCCCGAACCGCGCCACATCCACCCCCAAAGCCGTCTCATGCTCTTTAATGACCAGTGAAGACGGGTCATCAGCTTCCTGGTACCGGGTGACCGCCTCCTCGATGGAAGAGAGAGGTATGAGTGTATCCTCGCCCTCGTCGGGAAAATCTCCCAGTACACGGGCTTTATAGACGGGGGAATCCTCACCCCATATTTTGCGGCGCTGATCGATCCAACGTCGGGAAACAATCCTTGAATCAATGGACGACACGTGAAAAGTTCGCCAGAACTCACGCTCGGAAGTGAAGATGCGATAGAACTTGCCAACAGGACTCGCCGGGTTACCAGTGACGATGATCTTGCCTTCCACCCCAGTGAGTGCCCCGTCGATGGCCTCGTAGATTTCATCTCCAATGCCTGCCCCCTCGTCGACAATGAATAGGACCCCCGTTGGCGAGTGGTAACCCTGCATATTTGCCGGTTCGTCGCTAGATGCCCCGATCATGAACCAGTCAGCTTCCATTCGGAGCTGGGTACTTAATATCTCGAACTCTTCCGCAACAGCCGATATACGCAGCCGTGCTTTAATCTCAGGCCACAGGATGGAGCGCACCTGCCGGAACGTGGGCGCAGTAGTTACCACCTTCGACTGTGGCCGCGTGGTTAGGAACCAGATACCTGCACAGGCGAGTACGAAGGTCTTGCCGATGCCGTGCCCCGACCGCACCCCGATTAGGTCATGCTCAGCAAGAGCTTGTAAAATTTCTACCTGGTAGGGTTCGAAGTGCTCTACCCCCAGGATATCTTGACAGAATTCCACAGGGTGATCGATGTAGAACTGGAAGGCTTCTACATCTTGTTCAGTAAACTCCAATGAGGTTTTGAGCTCCCACTCTTGAGGCCCCGATCTCTAACGCACCTAGTATGATTATGTCAAGTAGACTAACAACTTCGCGCGAAAAGTTATGTCAAGTAGCGTTACTGTTGTAACGTCGATTCGGTTACTGTTGTAACGCTCAATTATTATGTCAAGTAGATGAATTGGGTCAACGTTACAACCGTAACACGTATATATATACCGCTGATTGGCCGCTGATTGGCCGCTATACCGTCTACATGGTCGATTTGACATATGCAATTCGATCTGGCAATGTATCGGTACGTTGTTTTCATCTAGGTTGTAAATATCGAATAATTGAATGTACCCGTACACGGCTGCCCGCTACCATTAAGATCGCGTCCAGTCAACCGGAGATACATCTTAGATCGACTGTAAGGCGCCAAAATTCGCCATGACCGGTCGATCGCCCGATCCAACGATTTACATACATGTAGGGGTATACATTGGCTCTCAAGCTAGATGGTAAAGGTCAACTAACTATCGATGCACTGTTCGCGGAGTACGATGGTACGGAGATTGGCGTCAAGACAATTGCGCGTGCACGTACGGGTAGGGTAGACAAACAGGCGTGCAAGTGGGTACGTGACTCTCTCAAAGATGAGAAGATTTGTCCCGAACTTCAATTCGTATTGAACTCACTTGTAGACGGCGAAAAAATGTCGTGGAAGTGGCAAATCGATTCTGCCAATCCTGCACGTGCCGAGGAATTCGTGACGCTATTCAACCGATTGGTGGGATGGCGCGGGACTGGCGGGACTAAACAGCCGCACTTTGGGACGGACGAT